GGCTGGGATGGGGCGTAGGCGCTGGTTTCTGGCCTGGGCGGTGCTGGGGTGGCTTCCCTGCGATTTCTCGCGTTGTCACGCGGCCTGTACAGGCATGAAAAAACCGGGTCAGGCCCGGTTTTCTAGGGGTGAATGAGGGTGCGCCGGGTCAGTCTTGCGGCCGTTCTTCGGCTTCGAGCGATGCGCTGAGTCCGTTGTTCTGGCTCAGTCGCAGGCGCACTCGAGTAGCGATCCAGCGGTCGTGATCGATCTCGGGTTTCAACCAGCCTTGGAGCGTGATCGGGGTTTCGGCGAACAGGGCTGGATCCGCGTCGGCGATCTGCAGTTCGATGGTGCCCAGGCCGCGGCCCAGGCGCTGGAATTCGCTCTGGGCGGCCTGGTTGGCGGCGCCCTCGCTGGGGTAGGTGCGCTTGAGCTGGCGGCGGTATCCGTCTTTCCCCACGTCGACGCGCTTTCGCTCGCCTGTGGCGATGTCATGCCAGTGGGCCGAGCAGCCAGTCCAGCGGCCACGGTCGCCGGCGTCGTAGTCGTGGCTGTCGCCGTCCTTTCGGTCGATCACGATGCGCTCGATCTGCTCGCCGTTGGCGTTCTCACCCTTGCCCGCCTGCAGGAACAGCAGCTTGCCGGCCTTGACGGTGGCCACCGCGTCGAGGTCGGTGGCGATGCGGGTCAGAAAGTGCGAATCGCTCTCTGTCTGGTCGATGTGCTTGAAGTATTTCTCTTCCAGCGCCTCGCTGATCCGCACCTCCATGCCGTAGGTACCGGCGATCTGGCGCACCATGTCGCCGAGCGTGATGTCGATCCAGGTGCGCTCGCGCCGCTCCTTCAGCTTCGGGCCTTCGCCCTCTTCGGTGTTGATGTTGTCGCGGCCGTTTTTCTGGCTCAGGCGGGCCGACTTGGCCGACACGACGATGAAATCGGGCGGCCCGTTGTGGCTCACCTTGTCGACCACGAACGTGCCCCGGTCCACCAGGTCTTCGCCCAGGTAGCCGATGGAAATGCCGAGTTCCACTCCCTTCTGGGGCATGGCCAGCAGCCCGTCCTGGTCGCTGAAGGTCACCACCAGCTGGTCAACCTCAATGCCGCGGTTGTCGGTGATGCTCATCTCGACAAACCGGCGGCGCTCGACCTCTTTGGAGTCGATGGTGATGAGCCAGTCTGGGATCTTCATGGGCGTCAGGCGAAGGTGTAGACGCGCTGGGCGATCGCGCTGTCGTCGTCGCGCACCAGGTCGAGCGTGAAGTCGATGCGCTGGGCCTTGCCGCCCATGATGTGCTTCTGCTTCTCGCTCACGCGGGCGATCGCGAACAGGCCATAGACCCACCCGGCTTCATCGACCAAAACCAGCGACTCGCCCTTGTCGCCCAGCGCCCGCAGCTCTTCGATGCTCTCGGCGCCGGCGGTCAGCTGGGGGTAGAGCGTGCCGGACACGGTGATGTTGTCGTCGTCGGGCCCGACGAACTGCAGCAGCGGGCGCTGGCCCACGCGCTTGTGGGCCGCCACGCGCCATTTGGTGTCGCGCTCGATCGCGTCGTACGACGTGCCCAGCGCCCAGAAAACAAACTCACCCAGGGTCAGCATCATGGCGCGGCCTCAATCATCAAAAAATCGGGCTTGCTGCTCGGTCTTGGCCTGCGTGGCCATGGCCCGCAAGCGCTGGTCGACCGCCTTGGCGATCGCTTCAGCGTCCATGCCCGTGCCGTTGATCACGATGGACACCGGGCCGATGCTCACAGCGCCGCCGGATCCACCGCCCGGCATGCCTGGCGCGCTGGGCCCGGCCATGGCCATGCCAGCGCTCAGCGTAGCCGCGCCCGCCACCGTGATGCCGGCGGCCATGCGGCGCACGCTCTCGACCGCGGCCGGCGCGCCCCGGTTGATGCCCAGCGCCAGGCCGGCGGTGGTGTGGCCGCCGATCTCGGCGAACACGCGGCTCGGGCTGCGGATGCCCAGGAAGGCCTTGACCGCGTCCACGCCCCTGGACACCACGCCCAGGATGGCGTTCACCACCTGCACACCGCCCTCGATGATGGGTTTGATCAACCCGTCCAAGATGGCCCGGCCCACGGTCATGAAGAACGCGCCCACCGTCGACAGCTCGGTTTTAAGCGCTTCCCACTTGCCCATGAAGTAGCCGACGATTTCATCCCAGTAGACGAACACAGCCACCACCCCGGCCACAGCGGCCGCAATGCCGGCCAGGATCAGCAGGATGGGTGTGAGAGCGATGCCCAGCGTGCCCGCCAACATGGTGAGCGCGGCCATGGGCAGCAGGATGCCCGCGATCATGAGCGCCACACCGCCGCCGGCCAGCAGCACCACGCCGAGGATGCCCGCCAGGATCGCGAGAAAGCTGGTCAGCTTCGGGTGCCGGTCGGTGAACTCGACCAGCGCCACGGTCGCGCGGGTCAGCATCGATATCACCGGAACCAGCGCGGGCGCCAGCGCGTTGCCCACCATGAACTTCAGGTTCTCCCAGGCGTTGCCCATGCGCTTGGTGCCCACGTCCATGTCGCGCGCGACGCGGGCGAAGTCTTCGTCGATCATGCTGCCGCTGGCCGCGCCCAGCGCCTCGGCCTTGATGCGGCGGTATTCGTCCATGTTCTGCAGCATGGGCCGCAGGAAGCTCTGCACCTGCATGTCCTGGAACAGGTCGCCCAGCAGCTTCTGGTCGCCGCCCTTGGTCACTCGGCTGATCGCGTCGAGCGCGGCCTCGACCGGGTTGTTGCCGGACTTCTGCGCCTTGGTGATCACCCCGTACAGGTCGAGGCCGAATTTGTCTTGCGCCTTCTTCAAGGTGTCCGGGCTCATGACCTTGGTCAAGAAGTTCTTCATGTTGTTGCCGGCTTCGTCCGAGCTGGCCGCTCCCTTGCGAGCGATCTGCAGGCCCGCCGCGATGGTGGCCACCGCTTCGTTGCCGTTCACCTTGAGCGCCACCATGCTGGAACTCAGTGTCGGGATCAGCTTGGCCATGTCGCGCAGCTCGACGTTGCCCTCTTTACCCGCTTTGGCCATGATGCCCAGCGAGCCCTGCAGCTTCTCCGGAAGGATGCCCAGCGCGTCCGTGAGCACAAAGCTGGTCTGCGCGATCTCCAGCATGTCGGCCTTGTAGGCCGCTGCCGTCTTGCCGATCGCCATCTGGCTGCGCTGAGCCACATCCAGCGTCGAGCCTGCTGCGATCATGAAACCGGTGCTATCCACCAGGGCCGATGTGCTCTGCCCGGTCACAGCGCTGGTGCGGATGATCGTGCGGCGCAGCGCGTCCATGCGTTCGTCCGTCATGTCGCCGGTGATCGAGATCTGGCGCAACTGGCTGTTGAGCTCCGAAGCCTCGCTCACCGCGCCGCCCAGGCCGCGCGTGATCGCGTAGCCCGGCGCCATCATCCCCACGCCAACGCCGGCCATCGTGCCCGCGCGCGACCGCATTGCGCTGGCCCGGTTCTGGGCCGCCTGCAGGCGCTCCTGGCGCTGAATCGCGGCCATCGCCGCCTTGCGCTCTGTCTCCAGCCGCGCGCGCTGCGCGTCGATCGAGCCCGTCATGCCCTTGGCGTTGAGCTTGCTGCGCGTGTCCAGCGCCGTGCGGCCCAGGCGGTCGTATTCGGTCTGCAGGCGCTTCACGGCCTCGGTGGCCTTGTCCAGATCGGCCTGCGTCGCGTTGCCGATCTTCATCTGCGCCGCGGCGGACTTCGCGTTCGCCTCGGCCACCTTGATCTGGTTGCCCAGGCCGCGCATCTTGTCCCGCGCCTGGTCAATCGACCGGATCTGGTTCTGGGTGATCGAGATGGCCTTGAGCTTGTCCTGCGCCTGCTTGGCGCGCGCGGTGATCTCGTTCACCCGGCCGATCGCCTGTTTCAGCTTCGGGTTGAGTTTGTCGACGCCATTCAGCGTGACCTGGACGGCCATGTCCTTTTGCATCGTGTCGCTCCGGCTGGTTATGTCTGCGGCGTGTTGCGCTCGATCGCCAGCTCGTGCCAGCGCATCAGCTCATCCAGGCTCATGCCGGCCGTGGTGTCGGGCGTCCAGCCCTGGAAGACGACGAACAGGTTGGCCTCGACCTCCTGCACGTCGTCGGGCACGGTCAGTCCGCCAGCGCTGGCGCCGGCGCCATCACCGGCTGGCTGAAAAAACCGATCACCTCCACGCCCAGGTCGGTGATGTCGGCCAGGTCCATGGCGTCGATGTCGGCCTTGGTGATGGTGGGCTGCGCGATGCGGGGCAGCAGCACGCTCAGGGCGTTGACGTCCATCTGCATCACGTCCATGAGCTTCAGGCCGCGCAGCTCGCCGGTGGCTGGTTTGCGCAGGGTCAGCTCGGTGATGGGGCCGGCGGTGCGCTGGATGGGCTGCGACAGCTTGACGACGACGGAAATGGGGGTGGTGGTGCTCATGCGGTGATCCTGGTGGTTTGAAGAAGTGGGGCAGGGCTCAGCTCACAGCGCCAGCAAACGCGGCCTCAACGGCCAGCGCGTCGATCTCGGCCAGCACAGCGCCGTCCATCACCACGCGCACATAGCTCAACTTGAATGACAGCTTCTTTTTGTTCTTTTCTCCCTGCTTCGCGGTGCCGAAGTCCACCTCGCTGCAGGTGCCGCGCACGTAGATGTCCACCGGGATCACGGCGCAGGTGTCGTCGCGCTGGTAGGCGCCGCTGAAGCGGCCCGTGACGCTGGACGTGCCGACCGTGACGCCCTGGGTGATGCCGAGCGCAACCAGGCCGCCCATGGTGGCAGTCATCTCCATCGCTTCGTAGCCCAGGCCGATGGGGGCGGGCGCCTGCATGCCGGCGCCCTGGTGGTCTTCGATCTTCTTCTTGATCTTGGGCAACTCGATTTCATCAACCAGGCCAAGCCAGCTGTTGCCGTCGTTGAAAAAGTTGAACGCTTTGAGGGTGCTCGGCATCTGCATGGTGCGTGCTCCGGTGATGGGGTGTCAGGGTGGGGTTGGT